CATGATTATTCCTTGCCTATATCTTTAAGTTTAGTTTTGCCTTTTTCAGCGTTTTTTGTCATTTCTTCCTGAAGTTTACTTGCTTGCTTTTTCTGAGATTTGCCAATAGTAAATTGTGCTGCTTTTTCGCCAATCTTTTCGCCAATAGTTGCGCCAAAAGGAATACGAGTAGCAGCTCCTGTTTCTCTGCCAATCATGGGGAATTTTTCAGCAAACTTGTTTACTCTTTGACCTTGTAGGGCAGCACCTTCATAAGCATGAACTCCAGGCATAATATGTCCTGCATAGTTCAATGTATGGAAAGCCTTTTGTTCTTCAGGGCTAAATGCGTGTTCAATCTTCTTGGCTCTAGCATTAAGAATGTTATTAACTGCATTTTGATTCCAAACCCCTGCTTTACCAGCTCCAGCTTGGTAAATCTCTCTAGCCAATGCTCCACGCATCTCGGCTTTTGCAGCTTCAGCGTATTGCATTAATTCAGGAGTAAGCTCTAAATCAAAGCCAACTCCACGAACTCTCCCTTTTGAAATCTCATCATAGGTATCGTAAATATGCTTCCATTGATCTGCTGGCATTTGGTTGAGCTTCTTTGGAATAGCCTGAAAATCAGTAGCAGTTTGAACTCCATTAGAGTCCACTTCGCCAAATAGCTTATCCATGCCTTTAGATTCAAATATCTTTTGCTCTGCTTGGTGAACACTTCTAGCTCTTTTGTATAAATCTTCGCCACCAGCTTTGGCAATGTCCTCATCAATTGCTTTAACAATGCGACCAATTTCACGCTTGTTTTGTGGAGTCCATTGAGCATTTACAGACTTACGCAATTCTTCTAGCCCTGCAATACTGCCAGGCTTAGTTCCTTCAAATCCTTGAGTTTTATGCAACTCTAATAACTCGCCAAGACCTTCCGTAAAGTCTTTAATGCCTTTAAGTTTTAGCTCAGACTTAAACTTTGTTGAATTTAATAGGTTTTCCAAAGTAGTTGAAGCAACTGGATTATCTCCAACTTTAACTCTAGCTTCTTGGTAAAGACCTTCTTTTGCGTTTTTAAAGAAGCCTGTTAAGCCTTCAGAGCTTGCAATAGCATCATTCATAAGCTGACCACGCTCATAATCTGATGGCAAATTCTTACTTGCGCCAGTATTCTCAATCCTTTGTTCAGCGTATCTAGTCAAAGCATTTTGCTCATCGGCAATTTGCTTCTTCAACAATTCGCTTCTAGGAGTTGGATTAGCTGATCGAGCTTCTGTATATTCTTGGCGCAATATGTTTTCATTGCCAGTAATAACACCGCTTCGGACTTGACCAGTATTTCCAAGAACTTCATTAGCAATATCAGCTCTTAATGCTTGCTCAGTTGGAGCAACATCTTCTTTAATCTTGCTTAGTTTGACAGTTGGATATTGACCCCTAGCAGTTTCTTCGCCAGTAATCTTCCCAGCAAAAGGATTAATCTCAACTTTAGCTGCTCCAACACCAACTAAAGCTGGCTGGGCAGCAGGAGCAACTGGAGGAGTTGGTTCTTCAAACCTAGGAAAAGTCTTTTCAAACTGTGCTTTTAATTTAGGCAATCCTTCAGCTACCTTTGGAATCTTAGCTCCAGCAGCAGTTGTAAGAGTGCCAATCATGTTTTCCACATCCTCTTTAGGGATGCCAGTTTTTCTAGAAATAGATTCAGCGCTTTCGCCAATATACTGACCAATAGCATCCATCGCTCTGCGACTAGCCTCAGTCTTATAAGCCTTTGATTCTGTTATGCCTAATGCTTTACCAAATGGCTGAGAAATAGGCTCAGATAAACTTTGTGCAGTTGCAGTAGCTTTTTCAGGAGATTGACCAAATGCCCTAGCAACAGGATAAGCAACAGAGCTAACAACACCTGGAACAACTCCAACGATTGTGTCCGCCAAAGATGCAAAAGGAGCAACAGCTTCTTTAGCCGATGCTTTATCTTGCTTGCTGAACATTTCATGGAATTTTCTATTCTTATCTTCCATGCCTTCAGCTCTGCCAATTAGCTTTGGCTTTACTTTTGTTGGTTGCTCAACTTCAGCCTTGGGTTTTTCAGTTTTCTCTGCTTGACCGCCCATAAGGAAGCTAGAAAATGGATCGCCTTGGTCTTGAGATTTTGCTTGAGCTGATGACTTTCCGCCAAAAATGTTTTGACCGCCTTTTTCCATCAAAATCATCGGCCCACTAATTACATGGCGAACAGCAGGGTTCGTAAGGTCAATTTCTTGATCAGGCTTTAAACCAGTTCTTTGAGCTATGAAATTAATATAGCCTTCAGTATCATTTTCTGAAGGAGGAGCATATCTAGAAATAACACCTCTTAGAGTGTTAATTTTGTGCTTAGTGCCATAGACCTTTAGATTTTCATCCAAAGCTCTAATGCCTTCTTCGTAACTAGCAGGCTGCTGAAAGCCAGTAGATTGTCCTACTGGTCTTAAATTACCAACATTAAATTGATTTGTTTTATTAGGGTTCGCTTGAGTCGGAGGAGGCTCAGATTTTTTCTGTCCGCCCATTAAGAATTGGCTAAAGTCATCCATTATAAAGACCCTGTTTGCTCTAATTTCTTAATGTTATTCCATTTCTCATTAAAAATCTTCCTTGTTTTTGCATCTGTCCCAATTAATTTATCTCTAGCTTCAGCTTTTTGCTCTGCTGTCATATTCTTATCATCAAAGATATTCTTTAACTTGAAAATATCAGGATCAGCATTGGCAGCCCACATCTGATTAAATGCGTTAATGTTTGCATCGCCAAACTTATCAGAGAACTTCTTAATGGCAGTAGCTTTTGAATCCAAGGCAGTCATATCAGCTTGAGTTCTGCGAGCAATTTCAATCAATACTTTTGGAGGATAAGTTACATCACCATTAGCCATAGCAGCTAATTGCTTACCAGCATCAGTAGCTAATGAACCGCCTGATGCTTGAATGTTTGCAATCTGAGCATTAGCCAAATCTTTAGACAATTCTTTGTAACGAATACCTTGCTCAGTTCCCAAGAATGTAGAAAGATTTCTTCCTGCTTTACCCAAGAAACCAGCGCCTTGCGCCCATTCTTCTTTCTCAAGTTCAGCAGCTTTTTTGATTGTTTCATTAATGGTTCGTTGAGCTGATGGAAGCTCTGATTGACGAGCAATAAGAGCAGTTTTAGTTTGAGTTCCAACCTTACGATCTTCTTCCTCTTGTGGGAGGGCTGTGTAGGCTTGACCAGCTTGCCTTACAGGATAAGATAATTTAACAGGCTGACTAAAATCAGACTTAGGAGGCTGATTCATTTGTTGAGGAGTTACCCCTGTTGGAGCATTTGCTCCTTCAGTAGTTGTTGGAGCTGGCTGATAGCCTCCAGCAGGCAACTGAGAAGGCAATACACCGCCTGGATACATCTTATCAAGTTGAGCTTGAGTGCTTAAAGTTTTAGCTAAATTAGTTGCTAAATAAGCTCTTAATTCTGCTGGAGAACCCTTTACAGGGATTCCTGCTAATGCTTGGTCTAAAGCCTCTTTAGGAGTTCCAAATCGATTAGCTTGCTCTGTAGCTGACTTAATAATGTCATCAGCAGTCAAATCAGGCTTTGTAAGCAAAGTCTGTTGTTGCTGAATAATGCTCTGAATATGCTTGTAGTTATTCTCTAGTTTTGCAGTATCGGCTTGAGTAACGGCAGTTCTAGATTGAGCCAAACCCTGTTCTATTTGAGCTGGCAATAAAGCCTTTTCTCTTTGTAAAGCAGTAGAAGTTCTTCCAAGATCAACTAATTCTTGAATAGTCATCCCTTTTTGGGGAGCTGCTTGGGTTTGGTAGATGCTTGGATCTGCTAATTGGCTGATGGATGCTGGCATGATTATTCCTTACGCTACTCTAGGGCCAATAAATTCTGATGAAGCTGGATTTACTGATGGATTGTTCATGTAATTACTGTAAGCATTTGCGCCATATCCGCCAGCACTTAATTGAGCTTGCATAGCTGCTGGGTTATTCATATTGTTCATAGCGTAATAAGAAGCAGCGTTTGTAGCTCCTTGAACAGCTCCGCTTAGAGCATTAGCTTGACCAATTTGTGAAGCAGCTTGTGCATTACCAAGACCGCTAGTAATACTGGCAATGTTAGTTCCAGTTCCAAGAATTGCGTTAGCAGTTCCTTGCTGACCAGTAAGACCAATCTTAGCTATATCGCTTAATTGATTGTAAATATTGGTTCTTTGAGCCTGAAATTGATTAAAAGCATTGGCATATTCGCCTGAAGCAAAGTTTTGAGTGTAATCTTGGAGGCTACGCAAAGCATTTCCACTTACAGCGCCACCAGTTAAATTAGAAGCCTGTAAATTGGCTCTTTGACCTTGTCCAAGCCTAAATTCATAACCTGGCGCTAAATAGTTATTTAGGTCTTTATTGGTGAATTGCTGTTGGAAATAAGGTAATTGACCAGTAATATTAGATAGGGCTGTTTTGCCAATTTCTGTATAAGGAGCATACCCTTCTTTTGCCTCTTGCCCAGCAGCGAACAGTTGATCCTGCGCTCTGCCTGCTGCATCCGCTTGAGTTCTCGCAGCGCTTTTTTGCGCTTGCGAACCCATATATCCAGTAATAACCGATCCAGCTACGACTGCCGTTGCGACTCCTGACATTTAATCTCTCCTTATTGCAAGGCTTATGGCTTGCCGATAATCAATAGTAATTTCTTGACCTAAATTTCCGCCTTGGCATCCACTAATAGCCTTTTTTGCCACTAAATCAATGTTTCCATTATCCCTTAAAACCATGATTGCGTTAATACTTTTCGAGTGATTTGTATATCTTCCGACAGGGGTTCTTTTGCCATCAATACGAGCTGGAGCAATAACCTCCCCTTCCTCAATATTTCCTGTAGCAAATACACCTTTCCCATCAATTTTAGAATCAGCAATCATTATTTTGTAATCACCAAAAGGCATAGGAATCTGATCCTCTAGATTTTCTGTCTGCTTTCTTACTGTTTCATGGTCAAATCCATATTCTGCAATCGCCAAATAGTAATCAGCAACATCAGAAGAATGGTCTAAAGTAAGGAGCAATTCCTGTGATTTTTGATGGTCTTGCCAAGTGATGCTTTTATGCAAAAACATGGCTTCTAGCTTTTCAACATCGGTTTCATTGGTTGAATAGACATTTTGCCAAATCATATCCTCATGGATATAGCCTATCTTACGACCTGGCTTTGCTACAAAAGTCTGAGGAGCAACCAATTCTGTATGAGAACCATCCTCATTTACCATTGTTACTCGCCCTTTGAGCATAATATTTAGATGCTCAGTAGTTTGATAATGCCCAATAGAAAAAGTTCCTGCTGGGATAGCTACTTGTCTAATGTAAATATTAGGAGCAAATATATGGGTTACAGGGCAATCAGCCTGCTTTTCCTTTAAAAAGTGCCTCTCTAAGGTTTGAACCTTTTCTTCAGTAATGGTTTGAAGGCTAGACATTGTAATAAGGGACTTTGTAAGTTTTGCCATTAACTGTCATTTCAATAAACCCTACTGGATTTGGAGGCAAAACTGAGCTTCCTGGATTAGCAGAAGGAGAAGTTTTGGTAAAGTTAATGAGATTTAAAAAGAATATTTGCCAAGGTCTTGTAGGTCTTTTTGTGTCCTCATCCAAAAAATCAGTCTGTGGATAAGGATTATCTTGGCTAGGGCCCCATATCTGATTTGCCATTAGTTTTCCCCTACAGATGCTTTTAAGTTAGCAGAAATGATGACTGCTTTAACTGGATCAGTAACAACCACTTCATAAATTCGATCTCTTGCCTGACCCAATCTGCGCCAAATAATACGATTTTGGTATTTTCCAACCTTACCAATACTTGACCAATGTTCGTTTGACCAAGTAGAGCCACCATCATTAGACCAACGGAGCATAGCTTGAGGGTTAATGCCAATGTCGTTTGAGCCTAATGGGAATGTTTCAATTCCTTGAAGTCCAACACCAGGCTGAAACTGAATCTGCAATTCATCAAAATATTGGCGCTGGAAGTCTGCAACCAAATGAGGACATCTGCGAACCCTGCGAATATGCTGTCCATTATCGGTATAGTTATTAGGATCTAACCTATAAATTTGACCATTTTCATAGTCACCAACCAATACTGAGCCTTGGAATACAGCAGAGCAGTTAGATCGATGGCGCTTAAAGTTGTTTTGGTTGTCACACCAAAGCCATTTATGCCACATTTGAGTAGAGCCATCGTAAACCCAAGTCAATTCAAGGCTTGGGAAGCTAATTACATAACACTCATGCCCTTCCAGTTGATATGTATAGGCAATCGCATCAGATATGTTTTGATTAACAAGGGTATTTTCTACGGCATGGGTAGAAATACGCTGTGGTCTATAGCCGTTCATTTGAACAATAACCGATTGACCTCGATCATTTCTTGAAAGATAAGCAAATGAATTGCCAAACCTAGACATAGAAAACTTGGCAGCTATGCCATGCTGACTAGAAGATCCTGGGATTCGCTGAAAAGCAAATGGGAATGTTCCTGTATCCGCCCATACTTCAGAAGTCTTTTCGCCCAATAAATAGACTTGTCCGTTATCTACAATCAAAGAAACTAAATCATCAGGGCCTGTAAATTTAGAAGCGAAAGCCAATCCGTAGGTAATAGGCGATAAAATGTCTGTTGAAGCCCATTGCTGAGTATTTGGATAGTTATAAACAAAGTAGTTGTCCACTATATCTACACTAGATGCGCCTTGAAAAGCGCCATCAGTAGTCGGCATTTCGCTAAAATTCAAGGCATACATAGTTCTAGAAGCAACTGTTTGAGAATTATTAATTACATAATTTCCAGTTGTTCCTGTGCCTGTTCCAAAGGTCAAAGTAAGAGTTAAGCCTGAGCCTGAGCCATCAGAGGATGTTGAAACATTGTTTGCAGGAACAGAAGTGTATTGACCTGAAAAAGTTCTTGTAAGCCCTGTAACTACTCCACCTGATCCAATACTTGTAACTGTATAAGTCGCAGGGCTTGAACCAAAAACACCGCCTAAAACAGAAATATTTTCGTTTACAGAGTATCCTGTTCCGCCACTAGCAATAGTTTCGCTGAGAACTGTTCCATTTCCTAAAGCAGTAATAATGGTTTTATTTGTTACTCCTGAGCCTTGAATTGTTTGCCCTGGATAAAGAGTTTGACCTGAACCAATTGCTGTAACAGTCAAAGTAGTGCTTGCAATAGAAGCAGTTAATACGGCAGCAACAGTAGCCGAGTTCATTCTAATAGCCGTTGGAAGGGTATGCGCTTGATTTAGAGTCCAAGTGCTTCCTGATCCGCTAACGATAACAGTTGCATTAGAAATGCCGATTCCAAATAAAGCCTGATTAGCAGCAATTGTTCCACTAATAAACCTAGTTATAGTTAGAGTTGTTCCGCTAATTGTGCCTTCAAAAACAGCAGAGGCTGGATTAGAAATCCTCCAAGTGTAGCGATTAGAGCCATCCACGATATAGACATTTAAGCCGTTATCAGTAATTCCAACTTGACCAGTTGTAGTATTTAATTGACCAATAATTGTTGGAGTAAATTCTGCGCCCATTACATAGACATAAGGCCCACATACCGCAACTAAATATTCTCCGCCTGAAACTGTCCTCATGCCTCGGACTTGTTCAGGGCTTTGAAGTGTTACCACATTGGTTAAGCCTGGAGTTGGATAAAGCGCAACTACACCCCTAGAGCCTGGAGGCTTTGTAGGATCAATTTCAGGTCTAAAGTTTATGCACTCCTGAGCATCTTGATAGATGGATGGAGCTTCATAAGCCGAGCCAACAAAGCCAAAATCTGCCATTTTCTAGCCTTATCTAAAGAAACCGCCATTAAGAATCCAACCAGCATCCTTTTGTCGGCTTGAAAGCATAGCATCGGCAAATTGAGCAGTCTGCATTGGCTTCATATTTGTGCGTTTTAGGGTTGCTTTGGCTTGAGCAGCGTAAGCATTAATCATGCTTATTTGCGTTGCAGATGCTTTTCCATACATCGGCATCAAACGCTCTGCCAAACACCATCTTAGACACATTGAATAGCCCTGTGGCAATACTATATCGTCATACATAGTTCCATAGTTGCTAAACAAGGTTTGAGCAAATAAATGAACTTCGCCTTGAGATGGGTTAGGCCATAGGAAAATATTGCCTGACTGCTCATTTGGGTTGTAATAAACCGCTTTAGGCCAAGGGCCGTTTAGCGTTTTAAGACCAATAGAGTTGTAATTGTCGTATTGCAATACAGCCATTTGATAATCTAAACCGCCATTAGCAATAGGCTGACCATTAGAGCTAGTGTTTACCCTTACATAGGCAGAATCTATGCCTAATGGTTTTTGATAGTAAGCGGTTATCGTTGAATCAACGATTGTGCCTGTAATGGTTGTAGAGGATACAGTTTGAGAAGCACTTACTGTATAAGTTCCAACTCCGCCAGTTCCGCTTATTAAAGCAGTAATAGTTGTTCCAGCAGTAATGCCAGTTCCGCTAATAACAGAACCAATATTAACTGCTCCTGAAGCTACAGCCGTAACAGTAAGAGTTGTTCCTGAAATAGAGCCTGTAAATACTGGGGTTTGAACACCTTGAACAATATTTAAAAGATATGTTCCTTGCTCATTTACATTACCGCCAGCTCCAGTTAAGTTTCTAACAATTTGAGTGCCTGGAGTAATGCCTTGACCGCTTAAATATTGCCCTTGTGCAACAGCTCCTGAGTTAATTCCAGTAACAGTTAGAACATTTCCTGCAAAAGTGCCTGTAAATGAAGCGCCAACAAAGTTAGCAGTTGATGGATTAGGGCCTATCGTATATTGAACTTGTCCTGGAACAACTGGGAAAATAATCTCAGTTATGTTGAAAACCATCATATCTTCATTTGACCATTGGTCTATGAGATCATTCATCAAATCAAAAGCATCTTTTGCAGCATCGGCTGTGGGCTGTTCTCCAGCTTCTAAAGCTCCAATATCTTTTAAAGCTCTGCTAATAATTTCTATCGGCTTAGTCATAACAGCTCCTATTCAATAGTGAATGTATCAGCCAACCAAGGAAAGCCTACTTTTTCACTACTTTTTAATGATTCTAATTGTTTCTCTAGGTTCAATTTTATGATGTTTACTTCGTCTTTGGTAGTATCTTGCTCCAACCAACGAATTAAATCTTCTTCTTTAATTTCTGCAAAAGGCTTGTTTACAGACCCTTCCAAATAAGAATGATAGCCTTCAGTTTCAACTGAATTTACATCATCAGTTCCAGTTAATAAAAAACGAACCTTTTCAATGGTTTCGCTACCAAAAGTTTCAAGTATTTTCCAAGAGAAGTTAGTCATTTTTAACCGCTATCCAATTTTTAATTGTTTCATCCCAAACATATCTATTATCATCTTTAGGCATTTCAACAGGAGGATTCCAAAAACAAGTTTGTTCATCCAAAGTCCATGATGGGTATGGCTGAGGCTTGTAAAAAGCATCCCTTACTTGGTCATAAATAGAGCCAATAGAGGCATAGTTTTTTCTAAAAGGAGTTCCACCATTTAAATGAACTCCTCCAATAGTATTGTATGAAGTTTGCTTATAGGTTTCGCCAGTTCTTTCAGATAGCTCAAGTTCTTTGCCATCATCTTCATCACGACCAACAGTCACAAAAGTAACAATATTGTTTTCGTCTAGTTTTGCAAAATGAGCCATATTAACTAATTGTTACAGTTTCAGAGGTTGTTGAAGTGGCAGTAATGATATAAGTTTTAAAACCGCCTGCCGTTGAGTTTGTTTGGGTAACTCCACCGCTAAATGTTGCAGTAAATGTATCAGGAATTTTAATAATTACAATTCCTGAGCCACCATTGCCACCATCAAATTCAGCGCCACTTGTAGCGTTTCTACCGCCACCACCGCCACCACCACCAGTATTTACAGTTGCGTTTCCGCCTACACCATTTACAGTTCCGCTTCCTCCGCCTCCTGAACCGCCTGCTCCAGCAGTATTTCCGCTATCTGCACCACCGCCACCGCCTCCTGCACGAGTTACTGATGATCCTGAAATAGACGATGCAGTTCCGTTACCACCACTTCCTGCAATATTTCCAGTTTGAACATCGCCTCCTGCTGCGCTTGCTCCACCGCCACCACCAGTTCCGCTAGTATTTTGCCAACCAATCTCATTAACACCGCCAGCATTTCCTTGACCAGATACTCCAGATGATCTATAGGCATTTCCTACCCAAATAGCACTTCCGCCTCCTGATCCTCCATTTGCTCCACTATAGGCATTTGTGCCATCGTTATTACTACCGCCACCACCACCGCCAGTAGATGTTAAAAGAAAAACGCTATTACTTCCGTTTCCTCCTCTGCTTGTATAAGGTGATGTGCTACCACCGCCACCAGCTCCGACAGTTAATGTATAAGCTACACTTTTTTTTAATAAAGAGCCACTAAATTCTTGATAACCACCTGCACCGCCACCACCACCACGACCACCACCGCCACCACCACCGCCAGCGACAACTAATGATTCGACAAAGATTAAGGATTCATTAGTAAAGCCAAATCCCTTTGCTGAAAGTCCGCCTCTAGTCGTAAATAATGGCATGGTTATTTAAATTGAGTTAAGGATGCAAAAACAGAATAAGTTGCGCTTCCAGTTTTAATTACTGTATATGTATAAACATCAACACCGCTTGCATTTCCAGCAGTAGGAGCAGAACCACCTTGCCATCTTGGAGTTACAGCGCTTCCATCAATTTGAACAGCAGAGTTGTAGTAAGCAGTAGAGCCTTGAGTTACCAAGAAAGCCAAAGTCAAAGATTGACCAGTTGCCATCATAGAGTTTAAAGAAACACCGCTTGAACCCCTTAAATTAACAGTCCAGTTAGCAGAAGCATTGCTTGTGTAAAACAAAACAGGCTGAGTAATTGCATCAAAGTTAATAGTTCCAGTAGCTGCCGTTGCAGTTACAGTAGCCCTTTCCATCATTGATGAATCAAAGAAAGCTACTCCATTAGAGTCAATCTTAAATGCTTCAGTTCCATTGGTATAGAAATAATGATTTAAAGCCTGATAATATTGATCCCCATAAACCGAGCCAGCACGATTGTATGTCTGAAGGGTTGTTGCAGCACCCCCTGCTGGGTTAGTCATAAAGACTTCAAAATTATTATCAGAGCCATTAGAAACTACAAATTTTCCTAATGGGCTTGAAGCTCCAATACCCACATTTCCGACAGAAGTAACAACCATACTTTGAACACCGCCTTGAGAAAAAGCGATGGTGTCCCCTGCTGGAGAATAAATGCCTGTATTAGTATCACCAGTAAAGGTAATAGATGGCGCAGATACTGTCCCAGCAGAAGTAGAGAAAATTGTAGATGCTAAAAGACCAGTAGAAGGATTAAATTGGAGCTTGGTTGAGGCTACATTCTGACCAGTAATTTGACCGCTTGTAGCGCTTGTAAACGCTAGATAACGAGTTGCATTTGTAGTTGTATCGTCTGTAATTGTGATTCCGCTTGCTGGTAATGCTTGCCAAGTAGGAGCAGAAGCTCCATTGGATGTCATTACAAAACCAGCAGTTCCTGTAGATCCTGCTGCCGACAAAGTTCCATTGAATCTTAAATCGGTAAATGTTCCAGCTAAAGGAGTTGTTCCGCCAATAGCTACATTATTCATTGTGGATGCAGTTGTCGGATTAACAGTTAATGCACCACCAGGAGCAATAGAAACAGAGCCTGTTCCAGTTGGATTTATTTGAATGGCTGAGTTAGCGCCATTCATGTTAATTGCGCCATCAATGGTCACATTTGTGCCACCGCCACCACCCCATTGCAAGCAAGCAGTTCCACCAGCAGTTCTTAAATTGCCACCGCCTGAACCTGAAGCATCAAAATTAGTTCCAACAAAGCTAGAAGTTGCAGTAACAGTTGTTCCACGAATACTATTAGCAGTAGTTCCGCCAATAGCAGGAGGGCTAGAGAGGTCTAAAGAACCGCCTAATGTAAGGCTTCCGCTAGAGGTTACAGTTCCTGAAAGGCTGATTCCTGATACTGTTCCAGTTCCGCTTACTGAGGTTACTGTTCCTGTTTGATTATCAATCCAAGAAGGCAAGCCTGAAGCCAATGCAAGGATTTGACCATCTGTTCCTTTTGCAAGCAAAGAAGTAGTGCCTGAAGCTGTTTGATAAGGAATTGAACCTGAAGCTCCGCCTGCAATATTTGTCGCAGTTGTAGCTGTTGTAGCTGATCCTGCCGTTGTAGCAGTTGCAGCGTTTCCTGTAATTGAGCCAACAATAGCGTTAGTTACTGTCAAATCTAAAAGTGTTCCAACACCAGTAATTCCGCTATAAGCGCCTGAAATACGAGCAGAATCAATAGTTCCGCTAGTAATCTGAGTTGCTGCAATTGCAATATTTGTATTGGTTACAGCAGATACTTGACCGCTTGCATTGGTAGTAAATACTGGAACTGTGCTTGCTGATCCATAAGTAGAGGCTGTTCCTACTGGGGTAATACTAAATACTTGACCAGTAAGAGTTAATCCTGTGCCAGCAGAGTAAGTGGCGGAAGTAGTAAATTGCGACCAGTTATTAGGGGTTACATTGATTGTTCCGCCATCTTGTGCTGTGCAAAACCATGCTCCACCAGCTTGAGTGCCATATTCAATAAAGGAAATAGCACAAATCAGCTCATCCCATGTATTTGCATCCAAAGACCTTGTCCAAGTGCTTGCAGAGGCTAAATAAATGCCATTATTTGCAGCAGTTGATTGATCCTTTACCAATACTCTATCGCCAGCAACTACTGTATGACCATCAATGGTTTGCAGTCCTGACAAAGTAATGTTTGTCAAAGTTGCACAAACGCAAGGTTGCTTCCAACTAATTCCAGCAGCATATGATTGCAAAGCCAATAAATTGACTACATCTGTTGCACCTACTGGCTGAGTTAATACTGTTGCTGTCGTAAAACTCGCAGCAGCAGGGGTTACTCCACCTATAACAGAGCTATTAATTGTGCTGTTTGTAATGTTTAAGCCTGATTGATCAGGGTTAGCCGTTGCATAAAACGGCTTATTTTGACCAATAAAGGTTTGAAAATTACCTTGAGGATCAAAAAAAGCCTGAACAGGCAATAGATTCTGAACTTCAGATTCTGCTGGATTAGCCATAAAGCATCCTTTTAGGGCAAATTATTAAGACTGGTTGCCAACTGGTGTAATGTAAACGAGAGCAGGGCCTGAAGCAGAGCCAATAGCCGATACTTGAAAATTATTGGCTGGAGTGGCTAAAACCATAGGCTGAGTCATTAAAGGAGGCAACAAAAATGAGCCTGGAGTTCCAGCAGCAGGAAGGGTAGCTGTTGTTGCAGTTACTCCTGTTGGTGAAATCTCGATGGCTACAGAATTAGCGCCAGTATTTAAAAACGCTGCGTAATTAACTTGATTATTTCCAACTGAAGTAATTGTTACAGGAGTAATTGCTGTTCCTGCAACAGATACAACAGTTGTTTTCGCCTGTAGGCGCAAAACAGTAGTTATAGACATGATTAGTCCTTAGATAGCTGCTAATTGTTGCCACTTAGAGCCATCAGACATCCACAATTTGCCTGTGCCAGTAGCGTTAGAAGTAACGGCTAGGCTGTTTTTAGGAGCAGTTGTAGTTGTTACATTGTCTGTAATAGCAATATCAAGAGCTAGAATCTCAACTGAACCAGTTGAAAGAGTGATGCTGTCTAATAGTGGGTCTGCGTAAGATACACCTACGGCTTTAGTATTTGAAGTCATAATTTTGTCCTTTGCAAAGGGGTTTTTGATGCCTATTTAGGCTAGTTAAGTTTACTCCATATTATCTGTTTCGCAAATAATTTCCTAGATGTCCTTGAAAAACTTTTAAGCCAATATGTCCCATTCCAATCTCAGGATCAATCCATACTTGACCGCCTATATTTCTCCATCGAATACAGAATGAATAATCCTCACCCCATTTGTATTTCATTTCTTCATTCACAAAATAATCAAATAATGGGTAAAACTCTTTTGTTTTGGATTCGCCATGAAAATACTGATTAGGGTAAGCCTCAATCATCTTTTCTATGCAATTACGACTTATTTTCATAAAGCCAGCAGGAACACATTCGACTTCTAGCAGTCCAGTTTGAGGGTCTGCCCATAATTCAGGCTTATCTAAGTATCGGACATTGTATCTAAGGGGTTCAGCCCTTACTGGGTAGATGCCAGCCACCAAATCAACAGGATGATCTATCAATTTTAGGAGAGCGCCTGCTTCCCAGGTTACATCTGAGTCAATAAAAACAAGCTCATCACAATCAGAATGGTAGAAATTAGTGGCAATTACACCCCTACAATCAGCAATAAGGGCATTTCCGATGTCATCGACTAGGGTAAATCTATCGCCTCTCTTGATTAGCTCAATCAAATCAGTAAACAAAGAGCGCATAGTCCCCATATGGACTGTTCCTGTATAGGCAGGAATGGCAATCATAATATGTTTCATTTTCTTTCCTTCACAAAGAAAAAACCCTTCCTTTTTAGGGGAAGGGCTTCGTTTTTACTACATTTATTAAGCAGTAATACCTACATTTTTCAATGCAGTAATTAGAGCATTAACAGCAGCTACTGTTTCAGCAGTTGTAGGAGTTGCAGCCAATGAAGTGATTGCAGAAGCCTGAACTACTGGAGTTTCGCCATAAAAGCCAATTTTACCGCCAGCGATACCTAGAGCTACACCATCGGCAGCATTGCCGTTGAATAGATAGACTGGGGTTACTGTTGAAGCTGGGCCTGGATTAGACATGATTTATTCCTTTCTTAGTCTGTTAATTAAGATGCAATACGGCAAGCCAACTCAGGATAGAGTGGGGCCCAACCATAAAGAACATCCAAACGAGTAGGAATAGAGTCGTTGTTAATTGTGTATTGACGAACTACACGCATAGAAAGACCGATTTCCTTGTCGCTTGCACGACCAGCGAAATGAACACCTTCAGGCAACTCAAGATCAGCTACTGCGAGAGTAAATGCGTTCTTGTGCATGAGGATGTTTTGTGGGCTAGTTACACCAGTTTGGTTAAAGAAAGTTACAGCTTGTGCGCCTGAACTTGTAACGCTAATGTTTTGGAACTGACCAGCAGAAATAGGAGCTGGGGACACATTAACAGTCATAGTTGTGCCAGTTGCTGAAACAGCGCTGTTCACAACAAAGTTACGGAGCTTGCCATAAGACTGACGATTTTGTGGGTTTACTGCAAATACACCAGCGATGGTGAATGTATCGCCTTGATTCAAGCTGACTGTGTTAGTAGCTGTCAAAGTGATGTTTGCATTTGAAGCCCAACCGCTAGTTAAGAAACCAGTAGCTGTAGTCACATTGCAAGTTGCAGTTCCAGCAAAGTTGCCGTAAGTTTGGTTCACAATGTTCTGATCCATCTTCCAGTTCATACCAGCAGAATCACGACCCATCAAACCTTTACGATATTGAGTAGAAATCGCTTCTTGTGGAACAAACAAACCTTTCAAGCTATCAACGATAGTTGCGCTTGAGAATGGATCGATGATTACTGATCTACGACCATCACGAGGAGCGCCTTCAGAATCAAGGTAAGCACCAGCGTTCAAGAAAGTAATCAAGCCAGTTGGAGGAGTTCCTGCTGTTCCTACTGTGTTGTAAGTAGCATTTTTAGCCATTGTCAAACCATCAAGGTCAATCTTGTTGGCAATAGCTGCAACTGCTGGCTTTAGAACACGATCAGAGAACATATCCAAAGACAAAGCTAAGTCTTGAGTTGTGAATTGTGTATCCACATGGAACTGAGTTGAAAGAGTTACAGGAACTGAAGTTTCGTTGAAATCTTCAACATTCAATGCAGGGCCTGTAGTTCCGATGAAACGACCTGGTCTGCGGACATTGACTGTGTTACCAATCTTTGCGCCAACAACTGCGAACTGGTCATCATAATTACGATCTACTTCAGAAGTGAAGGTTAGTTCGTTTTCCAAGACCATCAACGCTTCGTTGGTGATCTTGCTAATGGTTAATAAAGTATTACTCATTTTCTCTTTTCCTTAAAAGAAATTAGGGTTTACCTAATCTTCCCTGCTTTTCGAGCTGCTTTCCACGCTTGGAATGAACCATGAAACTCGCCATCCGAGCCAATTGGTGATTCCATTGCGCTTCCAGTAGCCTTTAATGGGCTGAGAGGAGCAGGTGCTTTTGACTTCTGAACAACAGGCTTACTTCTTACGGCAGTTTCTTCAGCATCTTGCTGTTTTTCAAACCGAGCCTCCAATTTCCCAATCTCTCTGAGAGCTTTTGCGACAGGCAATGCTTGGAACTTCTCAGCTTCTTCGCCATCTAGACTAGCTAAATAATAAAGAATCTCAGGGCCAACATCTGACTCAATAATCGCATCTCTCACTTCATTGCTTACAACGACTTGAGTAGATTCAATTACTTCATCAAAATCAGCCAAGTTTGGCTTCGCTCTTTCAAGTTTCTCAGACCAAGTCTTTAGGACTTTCTGTCTTTCTTCCTCGACTCTGCGATTAGCTTCTTGCTGATCCCTCTCATACAACGCTTTCTCTGCCGACCATTCCGCTAATGCTTTAGCATATTCAAAAGCATCATCAAACTGATCAGGCTTAGGTTCTCTGCCAATCGGACTTTCATCAGCTTTTGGCTGTGGGTTAGTCCTTTCTTCGTATTCCCTAAGTCTAGCTTCCAACGCTTCTTTCTCAGCTTGTGCCTTGGCAGCGTTTTCTTCCGCCAATTTACGAGCCTTAGTTAGCTCTGAAAACCGCTTTTCA